CGGTGTGGGGGTCTTCTCCGCAGAAATGTTAAAAAGTCTCATGAAGGAGGGAGGGCTTGAAGTGGAATATAACATAAAGAAGTTAGAAAAAGAATTGTTATCAAAGGTTGATACTACTAGTCAGAAAGAGCTTGAAAAAGTCAATCGCTATATTAATTTAATACGCATATATTATGAGTTAGATAAAAGCATTGAAATGGATGGTGCTGTTGTTGTCACTGAAAACGGCTCGCAAAAATTCACGAAAACTAATCCAGCGATACAAGAAAAAAATCGAATCAACACTTCATTATTATCTATTGAGCGTTCTTTTATATTCAAAGGCGAAAATGATAAACAAGATGGTAGTGACTTGATATGATATCAAATAAACATGTCGATAACTATATACAGTCGTACGAAAGCGGGAAAATACTACTCAATAAAGAACGTGTAGACTTGATAAATCACTTGCAAGAACATGTTCTTAGTAGAGATGATATATATTTTGATGAGACACAGATAGAAAATTATATTTCTTTTAGTGAAAAATGGTACTTCCCTTTGGACAACTGGGAAAAGTTTATTGCACCATTTATTTTTTTGTATTTTAAAGAAGATGATGAACTATTTTATGAAGAGTTCTTTATAACACTTGGTCGTGGTGGCGGGAAAAATGGTTTTATAAGTACATTATCTAATTATTTTATAAGCCCTTTGCACGGAATCAATAATTATGATGTCTCTGTAGTAGCAAATTCCGAAGATCAAGCGAAAGTTAGTTTTAAAGAAGTATTTAATACAATAGACGGTAATCCCAAATTGGAAGGTAGTTTTGACGCGTGGAAAGCCCAAATTATAGGTAAAGCAACAAATAGTGTGTTTAAGTTTCAAACATCGAATGCGAAAACTAAAGATGGTGGTCGTGAAGGCTGTGTTATTTATGATGAAACGCATGAATATGAAGATAGGCAAATAATTGATGTATTCTCTGGAGGGCTTGGCAAAGTCGCGAATCCCAGAGAATTTTTTATTGGCACTAATGGATTTGTGAGAGCGGGGTTTTATGACAAGTTGGAAGAACGCAGTAAAGCAATTTTAAGCGGCGAAAATCTTAACGATCGCATGTTTCCTTTTATTTGTAAGCTAGACGATCCGGCAGAAGTCAAGAATGAAGCTATGTGGGAAAAAGCAAATCCTGCTTTTGAAAAGCCATTAAGTCCTCGTTCTAAACGCTTACTAAATAAAGTTAGAAAACAATATGAAGCATTAACGAATAATCCAAGCGGCAGAGAAGCATTCATGACTAAACGAATGAACCTTCCAGAAGTAGACTTGGAAAAGGTAGTAGCACCGTGGGAAGATATTCTCGCAACTAACCGAGAAATGCCAGAACTCCAAAACCGAGCTTGTATTGGTGCATTTGACTATGCAAGCGTTAAGGACTTCGCGGCTGTTGGATTGCTGTTCCGTGTAGGAGATGATTATATTTGGAAAACACATTCCTTTGCTAGAAAAGGATATTTGGATATCGCAAACCTTAAACCGCCCATCAAAGAATGGGAAAAGCAGGGATTACTGACAATTGTAGATGAACCTACAATCGACCCTCGTCATGTGGTCAATTGGTTTGTTGAAATGCGAGAAACACACGGTATTCAAAAAGTAATTGGAGATAATTTCCGAATGGATCTCATGCGCCCACTGTTTGAAGCAGAAGGATTCGAACTGGAGATTATTAGAAATCCACGTGCAGCTCATAGTTTGCTTGCTCCGCGAATTGAAACACTGTTTGCTAATCATCGTATTGTATTTGGAGATAATCCGTTAATGCGTTGGTATACAAATAATGTTGCAGTGAAAATCAAACCGGATGGGAATAAAGAGTACCTCAAAAAAGATGAACACAGACGTAAGACAGATGGATTTCAAGCATTTGTTCATGCTCTTTGGCGTGCGGATGAAATAGAAGATATGGATGTAGAAGAGGTATTGAACATGCTTAATGCCATTACGTTTTAGGAGGTGATAAATTGGGATTCTTTTCAGAACTGTTTAAAAGAAATAAAGAAATTGAGTGGATGTGGGATTTAGACTTTTTAGAGGATAAAACTACAAAAGTGTACTTAAAAAAAATGGCGTTAAATACATGTGTAAAACATATCGCCAGAACTATTGCTAAATCTGATTTTAGGTTAAAAAATGGAGAAACTAGTGTGCGGGATAAATTGTATTATAAGCTAAACATTCGTCCAAATACAGATATGAGTTCAAGCTCTTTTTGGGAGAAGGTTATTTATAAACTAATCTATGATAACGAGTGCTTAATCGTCCTTTCAGATACGGACGATTTTTTAATCGCTGATAGTTATGTGAGAAAAGAGTTTGCGTTTTTTCCGGATGTTTTTGAGGGAGTTACTGTTAAAGATTATCGTTATAATCGCAACTTTAGTATGGATGATGTTATTTTCTTAGAATATGGAAATGAACGATTGTCGGCATTCACGGATGGGATGTTCGAAGATTATGGAGAGTTGTTTGGAAAAATGATTCGCGCACAAATGCGTAATTTTCAAATCCGCGGAGCTGTCAATTTCAAAATGGCTGGTGTAGCAGATAAAGATAAACAAACAAAGCTACAAGAATACATTGACAAAGTATATGCCTCGTTTAACAACAATGAAATTGCGATTGTTCCTCAATTGGAAGGCTTCAATTATGAAGAATTTGGAACAACAAGCGTGAATAATAGTCAAAGTTTTGATGAAGTTAAGAAGTTACGTAAAGAAATGATTGACTATGTGGCTAGTATTCTCGGCATTCCTTCTTCTTTGTTGCATGGTGACATGGCAGACTTGAGTAACAATATGAAAGCTTATATGGAATATTGCATTGATCCTCTCACTAAAAAGCTAGAAGACGAATTGAACGCTAAATTATTTACTTTCAGTGAGTTCTTAGCGGGTGAACATATCAAAATCATACACAAAAAAGACATTATAGAAAATGCAGAAGCTGTAGATAAGTTGGTTGCCTCTGGTTCATTTAATCGTAATGAAGTTCGAGAATTATTGGGCGCTGAACGAGTAGATAATCCGGAATTAGATAAATATTTAATTACTAAAAACTATCAGTCAGCAGATGAAGGAGGTGAGGATGGATGAAAAGAATTGATGTAAAAGGAGTTGTCGTTTCAAATGATGACAAATGGATTTATGATTTTTTCGAAATGGACAGCGTATCACCTAATGATATTAGCGAAGCATTGAAAGATACCTTTGAACCTGCTGAAGTTGTCATTAACAGTGGGGGCGGTGATGTATACGCTGGCAGCGAAATCTACAGCACTCTCAAAGAATATGCAGGAGATGTGACTGTTAAAATTGTTGGTCTAGCAGCTAGTGCAGCTTCGGTAATTGCAATGGCTGGCAATACAGTTAAGATTGCGCCAACCGCTCAGCTTATGATTCATAACGTTTCTTCAGTGGTGAGCGGTGATTTTCGTGATTTTCAACATGAGTCTGATGTGCTAGAAAACTATAATAAATCAATTGCTAGTGCTTATATGTTGAAAAGCGGTAAGGCAGAATCAGAAGTATTAGAATTTATGAATGCTGAAACATGGTTTACAGCAGAACAGGCGAAAGAGCATGGTTTCGTTGATGAAATTATGTTTGCAGAAAAAGCGCCAAAATTAACCGCGAGTATAACATCTACCATGTTACCTGAAAGTGTAATCAATAAAATTCGGAATTCGAAACCAGTCGGAACAGGTTGGCACGAAGCGAAAGGATTATTGACTAAAGACGATGTTCATAACATGATTAATGAGGCATTGGAACAAAAAAATATTAAAGAAGAGAAACCGCAAAAGGAAAATAAAAATCCTTTCAAACGGTTTCTTTTTTAATACCCAAAAATAGGAGGAAATAAATTATGACTATCAAATTAAAAAACAACCTCGCGAATTACGAGGAAAAACGGACAGCTTTTGTTAACGCTGTTAAAAACGAAGACACGCAAGAAATTCAAAATAAAGCATATGTGGAAATGGTAGACGCGATGGCAGCTGATATTATGGAACAAGCTAAGAAAGAAGCACGTCAAGAAGCGGACGCATATATTTCAGCTAGCCGAACAGACAAAAATATCACGAATGAAGAAATTAAATTCTTCAATGATATTAATAAAGAGGTTGGATATAAAGAAGAAACATTGCTACCACAAACAGTCGTTGATGAAATCTTTGAAGATTTAACAACTGAGCATCCTTTCCTTGCATCTATTGGAATGCGCACGACTGGTTTGCGTACTAAGTTCTTAAAATCCGAAACTAGCGGGGTAGCGGTTTGGGGTAAAATCTTCGGCGAAATCAAAGGTCAATTAGACGCTACGTTCAGCGATGAAGAATCTATTCAAAACAAGCTAACTGCTTTTGTAGTGGTTCCTAAGGATCTTGAAAAATTCGGTCCAGCATGGGTTAAACGCTTTGTTGTTACTCAAATTGAAGAAGCGTTTGCTGTTGCACTCGAAAGTGCGTATATTGTTGGGGACGGTAATGACAAACCCATCGGCTTGAATCGTAAAGTTGGGAAAGGTAGTACGGTAGTAGATGGCGTATATGCTGAAAAAGCAGCTACTGGTACACTAACGTTTGCTAATCCAAAAACAACTGTGAATGAATTGACAGATGTGTATAAATACCACTCTGTTAAAGAAAATGGACATCCATTAAATGTTGCAGGTAAAGTTACGTTACTAGTCAATCCGACAGACGCATGGGATGTTAAGAAACAATACACAAGCTTAAATGCGAATGGTGTATATGTTACGGCACTTCCATTCAATTTGAACATTATCGAATCGTTGTTCGTTCCAGAAAAGAAAGCCATTTCTTATGTGGCAGAACGTTACGATGCACTGATTGGCGGACCATTGGACATTGGTACTTACGATCAAACGCTTGCCATTGAAGATCTCAACCTATATGCTGCAAAACAATTTGCATATGGTAAAGCAAAAGATGATAAAGCTGCTGCTGTGTGGACACTAAATATTAATCCAGCAGAACAAACTCCGGAAGGGTGATTGTAAATGGCTAAGTTCAAAGTGTTAAAGAAATTTAAGGATAAAGAAACCAGAGAAGTCTATGAAAAAGGAACAGAAATTGAATTGACTGTGAAACGTGCAGATGAAGTCTCTGATAATTTGGGAACTTCTTTTTTAAAGCGATTGGATGAACCAAAAAAAGACAAGAAAAAGTAGGTGCTGTGCATGGAAGTATCAGATGACCTTCTTAAAAAATTTAAAGAGCGTATGCATATTTCTCACAATAGCGAAGATAGCAATTTAAAAGAGTTGCTATCTTTTTCTATTGCTGATTTACAAGAAAAATGCGGGCTGTTTAATGTAGATGAACATGTTAGGGCAAGAGAATTGGTCATTGATCGTACTAGATACGCGTATAATGATTCGATAGAATTCTTCAATGAAAACTTTCAATCACAAATAACTAGCTTAGGTTTCTCTCTCTATGTAGCTGAAAGTGGTGAATCTGATGAAGTTTCAGTTTAAACCTCAAAAAGTTCAGAGCGGGGATTTACGTACTCCGGTTGTTTTTTTTGAATATCAGCCGGCAAGTGGTCCTGAACCAGGTGAAATAGAAAAGATTACCCTTTTTGAATGTTTTGCAGAAGTTTATAAACCATCCATGAAGGACTTAGAAATTTTACATGGCACGGGAACAAAAGAAGCTGTCACAATTAATATTCGAGACACTAAAGGTGAGTATACAGTTAGTAACAAACATTATGTAGAAATATTAGATTATCGTTATTTGGGCAAAAGATTTAATGTGATTGATGTTAGCCCAGACTTGCAAAATAATCGCTTTGTAAATATACTTCTGGGGGTTCAAACATGAGTGTAGAAGTTACTGGAGTAGAAGAGTTGGAAAGACAGTTAGTCAGTTTATTTGGACGAGAAAACTTGCCGCAATTAGTAGACCCTGCTTTAATTGCAGGTGCTACTCTTGTAGCAAAAACACTTAAAAGTGAATTTGTTCAATTTAAAGATACAGGCGCATCTATTGATGAAATCAATATAGAAAAACCTTCGTATGACAAAGGGGTAAGAAGTATAAAGATTGACTGGAAAGGTCCTAAAGACAGGTACAAAATAATTCATCTCAACGAATATGGTTATACAAGGAATGGTAAAAAAATCACACCAGCAGGAACAGGTAGTGTTGCCAGGTCACTAAGAATATCTGAAAGAGCTTATAGGGCAATTGTACAGAAGAAAATAGGTGATAAACTATGATTGATATTTTGAATGTCATATATACAACATTAAGTAAAAACGATATCATTCACACTACTTGCGAAGAGAGAATTAAATATTATGATTTTCCAGGCACAGGTGATTCTACAAAAACCTTCTTGTTAATAATACCTTTAGATGTTCCAATACCAACTAATTTTTCCAGTAATGAATCCAGGATGGAAGATTTTTTAGTACAAATTGATGTGCAATCTAACGACAGATTAATAGTAAAAAAAATACAAGACGAAGTTAGAAAAGAAATGAAACAAATAGGATTTGGACAACTCGCTGGTGGTTTAGATGAATATTTTCCAGAAACAGGGCGATTTGTAGATGCACGAAAATATAGCGGATTGCCCTACAAACTATATCAATAAAAAATAATAGGAGTGAAATAAATGATTACAACAATCGGATTTGAAAAAGCAACTTTTGGAATTTATGATGAAAAAGACGAAAAGGTAACAGAAAAAGTAGAAGTAAATGGTAAGAATAAAAAAGGTGGTACGGTTGAAGCTGATATTTCTGGTCTTGATGCTGAAGCTATTAAAGTTTTCGCTTCGAACGGTCCATACTACATTTCCAAAAAAGGTTCTGGCGATGTTAAGCAAACAATCGGTATCATGGAACTTCCATTTGAATTAGGACAGAAGTTATTAGGTCGTCAAAAGAATGCAGATGGTATTGTAACTGTAGGGAAAAACACTGCTCCACCATATGCGTCATGCGTGATGGAAAGTGAAACGTTGCGAGGGGAGCCGGTGTTCTTTGCTTTATTAAAAGGAAAATATGGACAAGATGACGTTAAATTAAACACATCTGAGGACAAACCAAAGGAACCTGAAGCAACTAGTCTCACTGGTGAATTTGTTTATAATGATGCTGGGGACGTTTTCGCGATGGCTGTGGGCGAAGAATTCCGAGATAAAATTTACAGCATGGCTTTTCCTGGTTTTGTTGAAACACCAGTAGTACCGGAAGGATAAAAAATTTTAAGAGTAGGTGAAATCCTACTCTTTTTTGTTGACCAAAATCATAAAAAAGGTGGAGAAAATAGTGATTAAACTAGAAATATTTAATAAAAAAGAAAAAAAGAAAGAGCTATATGAGAGAGAAGATACATCTGTAATTGAATTAGAAGAATATTGGAAACTACAAGAAAAAATTAGAGAATACATCAATACTTCTGACGATCCAAAGAAAACGACAATTTTGGAAATGCAGTTAAAATTTATTGTGAAATTATTTGATGATGAAAACATTACAATAGATTTTCTTAAAAAAAATATTCCTTCGAAGAAATTAAACGATACGTTGGTGTCTGTCTTTCGGGAGATTTCACCAGATGAATACGAGGATGAAGATGGTGGAGATGAGGAAGCAAAGTAATAACGCTTACCGAGTTTTTGTCCGATCTCGATGCAATTAGGCGTTACTGCATGAAAGAGTATGGCTGGACAATTCGAGAAACAGATAATCAAGAGTATAAGAAGTTATGTCGTCTGATAATCGAAAAAGAAGAAGCAAAATCAGAAAACAACAAAGTTTCACTTGTTGACTTTGTATCACAATATCAAGATGTCAATTGAGGAAGGGGGTAAATAATGAATAAACTTCAAGGATTGTCGATTAACCTAGACCTAGATGCTACTAGAGTGGACGAGGGAATGAAAGGGTTGAAGCGGACCCTCGGCTCTGTGAACAGCGAAATGAAAGCGAATCTTTCGGCATTTGGAAAGGGAGAAAAAACTTTATCCCGATATGAAACAGAGCTAGATGGTCTTAATAAAAAGTTATCTGTTCAAAGCAAAATGGTTTCTCAAACTAAAAACGATTTTAAAGATTTAGAAAAACGAAATGCTTCTTTAAATGGAGAGTTGAAAGAGTCTAATAAAACGTTAACTGAGTCAAAAAAACGTTTTGAACAGCTCTCTAAATCTGGTAATGCAACTGAAAAAGAATTAAAAGAAGCAGAAAAAGAAGTCAATTCAAATCAAAAAGCATACAACAAACTTAACAAAGAATTACAACAAATGCCAAAAGCTTTAGCAGCAGGGAAAAAAGCAGTAAATAATGAAGTTGCAAATTACAATAATTTGCAAAGGAAGATTGATACTACCACAGAATCTTATAAGAAATTCAAGAGAGAGCAAGCTGTTAAAAGCTCACCGTGGGGAGCAGTGACTCAAGATTTAGACAAGTATCAAAAAAAGTTAAATGAGACAGGAGATAAACTTGTCGCTTTCGGTAAAAAAGGCAGTTTGTACATGGCTCCAGTTGCGCTTGGTTTAGGTTTCGCAACAAAAAAAGCGGCAGACTTTGAGCAACAAATGTCGAACACTTTATCTGTCATGTCTCCTGGGGAGGTAAATGAATATAAAGATGCTTTAAGAGAACTTGCTATTCAACAAGGTGCGGATACGAAATACTCCGCATTAGAAGCCGCACAGGCACAAGAAGAACTTTTAAAGGCAGGTCTTTCAGTTAAAGATGTTATAAAAGGCGGATTGTCTGGAGCGCTTTCATTAGCAACAGCTGGCGAGTTAGATTTAGCGTCAGCGGCAGAAATTGCAGCTACAGTTTTAAATGCGTTCAAGGATGATAATTTGAGCGTGGCGGATGCGGCAAACATTCTAGCTGGTGCAGCAAATGCTTCTGCCACAGGTGTAGAAGAAATGAAGATGTCTTTACAACAAGTTTCTGCTGTTGCCAGTGGCGTTGGTCTCTCATTTGACGATACATCAACAATGTTAGCAGTATTTGCGCAGAATGGTTTAAAAGGTTCTGATGCAGGTACCTCTCTAAAAACGATGCTACAAAGGTTGCATCCTACAACAAAAGCGGCATGGCAACAATTTGATGCTCTTGGGTTAAGCATTGTGGACAATGAAACTGCTATGAAAGTATTGCAAGAAAATGGTGTTAAACCACTCTCGAATGATACAGATAAATTAATGGGACAAATTCAAGATTTAGCTAAAAGTTTGGCAGGTCCAAAGGCAAGTGCTTCTAAAGTGAACAAAGAATTTGAAGAATTGACCGTTGCCACTGGCGCAGTCCACTCCGCATTTTATGATACAAACGGGGAATTAAAATCAGCAGAAGAAATATCTGGTCTATTGCAAAGCAGTCTAAAAGATTTGAACTCCGAACAGCGTAGTGCAGCGCTAGGTGCTATGTTTGGCTCCGATGCAGTTCGTGCTGGGAATATTGCTTATCGTGAAGGCGCGGATGGAATAAAGAAAATGCGCACTGAAATGGGAAAAGTAACTGCTGATGACGTAGCTAAAATGAAAATGGATAATCTGAAGGGTACTATTGAAGAAATTTCTGGTGCAATTGAGACCTTTGCTATCAGCATTGGAACATCATTGACTCCGGTATTACGTGGTCTAGGAAAGTACATTCAAAAAGCAGCTGATTGGTTTAATGGTTTGAATGATAGTACTAAAACGGTTATCTCTACAGCAGGTGTAGTTGCGGTAGCGATTCCGGTTGCTGGACTAGCATTTGGATTTATTGCAAAAGGGGCAGCGGCTGCTATCTCACCTGTAAAGAAATTAACAGCAGCGTTAGCAGAAAACTCTGTTGCTGCTGGAACTAATGCAGCGACTACGCAACTTGCTGGAAACGCTTTGCCGGTAGCTGGAGGGAAAGGTAAAGGTTTCTTAGGTAAAGCTGGCTCGTTTTTTAAAGGAAGCAAAGGAACAAAAGCGCTATCTACGGCTGATATGGCTGGTGATATTGCGAGTTATAGCAAATTCGGAAAAATTGGGGCTGGTTTGAAAGGATTAGGCAAGGTATTACCCGGCATTGGGATAGCCTTATCCGCTAGTCAATTGATTGGTATTAATAAAAAAAATGCAGGGGATAAAGCTGGTAGTGCTGCCGGAAGTTTAGCAGGAGGCGCAGCTGGTGCGGCAATCGGAACAGCAATTGCCCCTGGAATCGGAACCGCGATAGGTGCGGCAGTTGGAGGTATTGCTGGTACTAAATTTGGGCAGGCGTTTGGTAAAAAAATACAGAAGGAAATACCTGAATATAAAGCTAAATTCGATTTAATTTGGGAGGCACTTTCATTCTCAGCAAAAGAACATCCTATTTTATTGAATCCGGTTAATCAAATTAACGATCAAATTAAAATGGCGAAAGCAGGATATGCGGCTATAAAAGATGTGTTTGCTAATCCTTTGAAAACGGATATTTCCGGAAAAGGTATTAGTAAAGATACAGCAAAAAATGTAAATTCTTATAAAACTATGTCTCAAAACGCAATCTCTGAATTGAAGTATTTAGAAATGTCTGGGGATGTAATCACTAAATCAACATCTGCTAAAATTAGCAAAAATTATAATGGGATGGTTGTACTAGTCGAGAAATCCTTTGAGAAGACTAAGAAAAGTACTGATAAGAATTTAAATACTTTGTCAAAGAATAGCATGTTATCAGAAGCAGACATAAAAGCGGTTAAAGAGAAGCAAGCAAAAATACAAAAATTGTCATTAGATGAAGTGAAGAAAAACAACGAAAAAATCCAGAAATTAAATAAAGACATGGCAGCCAAAAATGCAGATATTACTAAAAAGGAAAAAGCGGATATAAAAGCTATTAACGACAAAGCGGCAAAAGAAGGCAGAGTTTTAACCGCTTCAGAGGAACAGCAAATTACGAGCATCAAACGTAATGCTGCAAATCAACGAAAAGCTAGTAATCAAAGTTATAGTAATCAAATACAAACAATTGCTAAAAAACAAGAAACAGCAGTGGTTAGTACGTTATCCAAATCAGCAAAAGAACAAAAATTAATTCTAGGCAAGTTAAAGGACAGTAGCGGTAAATTGAGCGCAGAACAAGCTTCTAAAGTTGTAAAGGAATCAAAACGTTCTAAAGACGGCGCTGTAAAAGAAGCAAATAAAAAATACAAAGAAGTTGTTGCTGCTGCTGACAAAGAATATTATGTGAATGGAACTATTACGAAAAAGCAACATGATGATATTGTAAAAAAAGCAAAAAGCCAAAAAAACAAATCAGTAAGTGAAGCAAAAAAAATGCATAATGGCGTTGTTGATCAAGCAAAAAAACAAGCCTCTGGTCACCTGAAACAAGTAGATTGGGAAACTGGAGAGTCTTTGTCCAAATGGGATAACTTCAAAGCAGGTTTAGCTAAAGTAATTAACTCTGTCACAGGTGGAATAAATAAAGTATTAAAATTCTTTAGTTTACCTACCATACCAGAATGGAAACCAGCAGGTTACAACAATAACACTAAAACTTCAAAATCATCTAGCAAAAAAAGAACGTCGTATGGTAGTCAGCTAGCAATGGATTACACAGGTTCTAATAATGCATCCGGACAAATTATGGCTGGCGAAGAAGGATTTGAGATTGCATATAATAAACGCAAAGCACAAGCACAAATTTTAGGTGCAAATGGTGCAGAAATAACGCATGTTGCGCCAGGTACTAAAATTTTGAATCATGCAGATTCAAAAAAAGTCATGCAAGGCGGACTTGGTAAAACATTGCCTGGCTTTGCGAATGGGAATTCATCCATTAATGATTTTTTAAGTGACGCATGGGATGGAACAAAAGCTGTAGCTGGGAAAGTAGTTGATTTTTCTAAAAAAGCATTCGATTGGGCAGCGCATCCTATCAAAAATTTAAATAAACTTTTTGGTGGTTTATCTGCAGGCGTGAAAATGGGGAACGATGGAAATTTAGGTTCCGATGTGCTGAACTATTTGAAAAACAGTATCGGTTCACCTCTAGAAAAAATGCTGTCTGGTTTTAAAGAAACGGCGCCAGTGGCAGGACCGGCTGGGAAAGGTGCTTCGGCGTGGTCTAGTGTTATTAAGAAAGCTGCTCTAGCCATGAAAGTGGATTTGTCCGGTGGTGAATTAAAAGGGATTATAGCACAAATTCATCGTGAATCTGGCGGGAATGAAAAAATAACTCAGTCATCTGCTGTTGTGGATGTTAATACACTATCAGGTAATCCAGCTAAAGGATTGCTTCAATATATCCCACAAACATTTAATGCGTATAGAATGAAAGGGCATAACAATATATTTTCTGGTTATGACCAGTTACTAGCTTTCTTCAACAACTCATCGTGGAGAAACGATTTACCTTATGGTAAACGAGGTTGGGGACCACGAGGGCATCGTCGATTTGCTAATGGTGGTTTTGTAAACAAAAATGAAATGATAGAAGTTGCTGAGAACAATAAGCCAGAGGTCGTCATTCCCCTTACTCGAAAAAACCGAGCAGTTCAATTAATTAAAAAAACAAAAGAAATTATAGGAATGAATGATGGCGGTAGTGTCACTATCAATAATAATAATAGTAATAATAATAATAATTTGATTTTGGAAGAAATGAAAAAGCAAAATGAATATTTAAAATTACTTCTGATGAAAAGCTCTAAAATTGTTATTGATAAAAATTCTATAATTGAAACAGCAAATGAGGGCTTAGGTGTCAAATGGAGCCGAAGCAACTATGAAGATGGTGGTGTTACATTCTAATGAAGATACCAAAAAAATCAAGGTGGGTATTGATACTAAATAAAAATAATGAAAAAGAGCTCACGAGTTTATCGGGGCTCTATTTTTTAGAAGCAGAACAAGAAGATTTAAACTACAGAGCACTTGTACAAACGTCAGAAATCAATGATGGCGAGGTGCCAATATCTAATTTTTTTGACCCTTTTACACTAAAACTTCTTTTCTACTTCAAGGGGAGGGATGAAAAAGATTTAAATTTATTAGTACAAGAATTAAGACAAGAATTAGCTATAAGGAATTCTTACTATGTTGTTCATAGTGATTTGCCAATGTTTAAATATCCTTGCAATCAGGCAAGTTTCGAAATTGAGAGAATAAACAATTCTGATGCGAAAATATCAATTTCTTTCAGAGTCTTCAAAGGTTATAAAGAATCCCTTCCTAATACACTTTCGGCACAGCTTATTGATAATAACTGGGGATTTGGTATGGGCTTAGAAATGCAAGATTTAAGTTATACACATGAGACTAAAAGCTTTGATATTTTTAACGCAGGCTTAGAAATTGACCCACGTTTACAGCATACATTAAAGATAGCTTTTTCTGGAATTGTGACAAACAAATTGACGATATACAATCAAACAACAGATGATTCTTTTATTTATAATGGAAATTTAAAAAAAAATAATATTTTATTATTGGACGGTGTTTACCCTTTGGTAGATGGAGCAAGGTGTGGTAAAAATACAAATAATGGAATTGTAAGACTTGCGAAGGGAAATAATAGTATAAAAATTGAAGGTGCAAATGATTTTAAAATTAGTTTTGCTTTTCATTTTCTCTACAGATAGGAGTTTTTTATGTCTGACGTATATGTAAGAACAGCAACCGGTAAGGTTCAGGAAGTCCTTCTCTCTCATAGCAATTTCAAAATTGATTTTCAAACAAATGTTAGTTGGAATTGTAGCTTTTCAGCATTTTTAAATGACAAAAGTAAAACAGCTTACGATTTGATACAAAATGAAAATATAATCATATATGAGGGACAACAATATGTGATAAAAGAATTGAGCCTAGTTGATGAATGGACAAAAGAAGTATTCGCGCAACATATTGCTTGGGAATTTCAAAACCATATTCTCGCAGCATCAGAGGAAGAACAGAAAAATGTTAAATACACTTTGAAACAATACCTCGAAAAGTCAACCAAAGGAAATATTTTTGACTATTCATTTGTTATTCACGGTTCTTTTCCCACAATAACATTTGAGAATGACATCGGTGGGAAAAATGGAATTGAATTAATCAAAGAAGCATGTGAACAGTTTGGATGTTTTTTTTATCCTGATAACAAAATTTTACATTTATATAGTGAAAACATGTACTATAAATCAAGTGAAGTTACGTTGCGCTATTTATTTAATACGAAAGATGTCAAAGTATCAGTTAATACTAATGAGTTACGCACTCGTATTAAAGCATATGGAAAAAAGAAAACAACAAATGGAAAATATTCTATTCGTAAAACAACAGATTTAACATTAAATGGAACATTTATTAAAACAGGAACTTGGTATGCAGAAAATCCAACTTTAAGCACAAGTTTTAGCGCAAATGTCAATGTGTCATACGATGGTGACTCTATCTTTTTTGATTTGAAACAAGGAAATCATGGAGGCATTGTTGAATTGTTTTTTGACGGCAAAAATGTAGGGAAATATTCCCAGTGGTCATCAAGCTCAAAATCAAGACAAATTATTATCACTAATAATGCTAGCAAAGGGGATCATGTAATCACTTGTAAATTTAGCAATGAAGATAGTGAACATAAAATGAGTAGTAAAACAGTTACTGAATATATAACAGATGTCAAAACGGGAAAAAAGGTTAAAGTGACAAAACAAGTAAAAACACCAAATTGGTTATATGTAGGCACAGCGACAGGCAATGTTACATGGAGTGTATATAACACTACAGGAAACAATAAATATTATGCATTTGTTGATTACATTAGTCCTAATGCCAATTTATATGGAATTCGTGAAGCGAATAGTGTTTTTGAAGAGAAGTATTCTGATGACAAAGCCTTGCTAGAATTTGCAAAAAAACAAATTTTAGATGTTCCAGAAACTTCTTTAGAACTAACTTATACTGGTACAGAAGACTTAAATCCGCGAGATACGATTCGCTTTATACATGAGCCGCTGGGGTTTAACACAGATTTGAAAGTTGTGTCTATAACCAAGCCTCATGGGTTATCAGGACAGCCTATTACTGTTAATTTTAGTAATACAAAAAAAGACATAGTAAAAATACAACAACGAATTGCCCAAATGGCTAAATCGGCATCTTTGAAAGCATCTAACTCTATTAACAGTATAACCATGTTGCAAGATTCTATTTCTGATCAAGCTTTAGAAAGCGAAGTTGTGGGGGAGGTGGAAGATATTTAATGACAGAAATTAGAGTATTAAAAAATAACGGTGATATTTATTATCCACAGACGCATGCTCAAGCGGTTATGAATTTAAATGAAACTATCACTAAGGAAATGAATCAAACTGTGTTTGATTATATTAGAATCGCGAGTCCAAACGGGACAGTCTTTAGTTTAAGTGTTACTAACGATGGTTTATTAAATATTATAGAAGATGTATCTGAACAGGAGGTAAAATAATGTCAAGAATTAATTTAAATACGAGTGACATAGGAGTCAGTTTAACAAGGGCAAATATGAATGCCATAATTGATAATTTTAAAAGCATTCAAAATTGTTTAAACGACAACTACACAAATTATAATAATCACAAAACTAAAGATAATGGAGCCCACACTACAAATCAAATAAATGTAACATCATCATACACGTTACAGAAAAATTTAGAATGGTTACAAGAGACAATTGACAATCTAGTGATTGGAGCAAATGGTGACGGTGTTGCTGAAACAAAACAAGCTAGAGTTAGCTTTTTTGATAATAAAGCTTTTGAAACAGTTAATAGTCGTCTTTTTTCAGATTTTAAATTTGCATCTGATCGTTTACATGAGTTAGATGAAAATTTAAATAAATACATTACCAATGTTAAATTGTTTGGTGCTATAGGCGATGGAGTTAATGATGATACTGAAATTATTCAATCATTATTACTAAGTAATAAAACAGAGCTTTTCATTCCTAATGGGACCTATGCAATCAAAAAAAATCTATATGTACCTGCTAATACAACAATAACATTTGAAAGCAAAGATGCTATTTTTAAACGTATGTCAAGTGATGTTAATTATTTATTTATCAATTATGAAGATGGAGTTCCGCACAAGAACTATGATGGTAATGGAAATATAAATATTTTTGGTGGAACGATTGATATAAATGGTGCTGAATTTCCAACAGTTTGTTCCGCAGTGATGTTAAGGCATGCTGATAATTGTCATTTTAAAGATATGCTAGTTCTAGATACAGTAAATGGACATGCATTTGATGTCAATGGGTGTCGAAATATTTATTTCGATAATGTAGAATGTCTAGGATGGAGAGACGTGACAGTCGATAAATCATTGATAGCGCAAGAAGCCTTTCAACTATCTGTTGCTTCCGAGGATGTTTACGATATAGCTGTTCAAAATGCTTATTCTAATAGAGAGATTTATTTTAATAATTGTAGAACTGGTAATTCGAAAACAGCAGGTAGCGTGGCATATAATGTAGCAATTGGTAATCATAGCGCGTACACGGTTCCGAACGGTGTAAATATATACATTACAAATTGTCAGTTTGATGGTGGCAATTACTATGCTATTCGACTTTTTGGGTTTAAGAATGTATTTGTGCGAGGATTGAAAGTGAATGATTATCTAGGTTTAACAGCATTGCATAGTAGTGCGGGTTTTACTTATAATCCTGATTTAACAAAAAACTATAGTGTAGATATGACAAGTGAGAATATACATTTTAAAGATGTTGATTTTTATTCGAAAAAAACTAATACAGATAGACAAGCTATTCTAATTGTTGGTTCTACAAGTGAAGAAGGAATTAGGTTGAATTATTCAAGGAAAATATCTTTTAACAATGTAAGAATGAATGGAACATACGAACGAACAACCAACCTCGCGTATATAAGAGATGCTATTTCTGTAATGTTTGATAATTTTACGGCTTACGATTTTTTAGCTGGAATAAGAGGGACAAGAAACGAGTTTATTAGTTTTTCAAGGATTTCTTTAGATCATATTTCAACAGAAGCTGTTTATTTTACAGATACTAAGTTTTCAGAAATCACTACGTCTTCTTTTGTAAATTGTGCTATTGACAATAGCAATGGAGTCGTTAGTTTTTCTAATGGGTGTGCTAATAACACAATAAGTGGTAGTAATATCCGATTGGGTGGATTAGGAAATCAAAAATATGGAGTTGTAATGACAACTGATACTCACCACTGTCATTCATTTAACAATTTTTTAGAAGGAATGATAGGGGCCGCAGCAACAAGCGGAAGTAAATGCTATAATGGTTCATTATTCTATGAAGGTTCAAAAATGTACGTTGGATTGGTTGTAAACGGAATGTTTCAATTACAAGAAATAACCGCATAAGGAGGAAGATGATGACAATAAAAAAGATTGGTACAACTAAACTTGAGACTAGCGCATATTATCAACCTATTGGAAATACTGGCATTAAGTTTTGGAATATGGATTCTAATACCTCAATTCTTCAATTTCAAATAACAAGAAATAATATTGTTTTACCTTTAGGCTTAAACAACGTCATTGCTTATATTACTCTAATAGCAAGCGATGGAAGTCATTTAACTGATACATTAGAAATCATTGATGAATTGAAAGGTATTTTATCATATCAAATTCCCAATGATTTTTTAATGCACACAGGAACAGTTCAGGGGCAGGTTTATATTAGTGTGAATAACACAGAAGAGACAGTAACGGAAGCTGAGTTTATTTTTGAGATTGAAGATGCATTAATCAACAAGATAACAAGTGATATAAAAATAAAATATATTCGTATTTTTGATGATTTAAAAAAAGATATTGAAAAAAAAATAAAAAAAATCATTGCTGATATTGACTCAGGAGATGATTATGTAACAGCTATACAAAACGTGTCTATTGATGCCACCACAAAAATAAATGCGAAGTATGACGACTTACAAACACGATTCGACAATTTAAATCCCTCGCAGCTCGCAAAAAAAACAGGTGATACTTTCACTGGATCATTGCAATTTGACGGAGTACCAACAATCTTTCAAGCGAAGCAGAGCAATGCTTGGTGGTATCGTCTAACATCAGAAAATAGCACAACTTGTCAGCAATCTTTGTTTCCAACAATTGTTTCAGGTATAAACGGCATTCAAGGAGCTGGTTATAACTTTAAACAGGCATACTTGAAGTTAAATAACGTCGATGTAGAAACAGTTACAGGTGCGCAAGCGAAAGCGGATCAAGCACTTGCTGATGCAAAAGCAGATTCACAAGCAAAAGCAAATCAAGCTTTAATAGATGCGAACATCTATACAGACAACTCGAGTAAAGAAAAGCTCGTATGGTCTGGTTCGTCCTACTTTCTTGATACGCATACCTTCAGCTGGGACGCCGCAAAAGTAAAACACGGTGTGTTACTAGAATTCTCACGTTACGACCCTGGGACTGGCGTTTTAGATTATGGTTATATACAGTATTTCTTCTCAAAAGAATATCTAGTAAGAAACAACAATAAAGCGACGTGGTTAAACATGCCTGGCGCTACAGATGGAGCGAAAAAAACGGTTAGGCTAACACCAACAAGCGTCAGTGGAGATGCAACAAATGGTCAAGCACCAAGCACGAGTTACGCATTAAGAACAGTAGCAATTTTTTAGGCAGGAGGTAATTAACATGAAGTCATTTGTTACAGTTAACAATGACGGCTATATTGATATGTGGAGCAGTCAAAAAGTCGAAGGATTTATAGAAGTTGAAACAGCAGAAAGTAACATGAATCTAATTAATGTATGTAAAGTTGAAAATGGTAAAGTGATTTTAGATGAAAAACGGCAGCAAGAAATTATTGCTAACCAAGATTTAGAAAAAACGGAAGTAGAAAAATTAAGAGAGGAATTACTACTCACTCAAGAGGCATTAGCCGCACTATTTGAAAGTAATTTAGGGTGAACAATATGGCTTATATGATACCGATTTATGTAAATCTAGTGATGAATAGAAGGAAAACAATTGAAGAAGTTCCTTCGAATTTGCGAGGTCAGGTAAAAGCGAAAGTGGATGAGCTGAAACAAGAAGAACAACGAATGAAGATAGAAGAAACAGAAACAGAAGCCGAGTAGGCTTATTTTTATAGGGGATGATTAAATGAAGAAAGCCTGGGTAAAAATCAAATTGCAACTATATGATAAGCCATATAAAGAGTATTTGAGTATTCTTTATTTATTACAGGTTAGTTTATTCAGCATGGTTACGGGTGGTTTCTTAATCGTCAAAGGCGATGAAATTATTGAGCAGAGTAAAACCTACAAATTAATGGCAAACCTCATGACAATGGATACATGGGGTTTTTTGTTTGTGATCAGTTCTGTTTTGATCTTCATTGCAGCATTTCAAGAAACAAAGGCTAAATTTATCAATATGCTGATAGGAGGACTTGTCGGGGTGTTTGTCCTCTTTTTATATGCAAGTGCAAGTGCTGAAAGTCAAGCGACACAGCTATGGCCTATACGCTACGGATTAAGCGCTTGTTTTAATCTATTTGTATCAATCGCAGGAGGCTGGGAGTTATGGAGGATGAAAAAGATAGAAAAAGATATGTGACCCGGCTCGATCTTTTAGAACATGGCGATAAATTAAAAAAAGAGATCAGAACCGAAATCAAGGAGGTTGATAAAAATGTAGACGAACTGAGGGAAGATATGGGCGAGCTAAAAGATTTAGTATTACCAATTTCAGGCGCTTTACAGCAAATTGTAGATAATACCAAAGAGACTGCCGTATCTTTAAAAGGAGTTATCGAAAAGCAACAAGCACATGATATTGAAATGGCAGAGTTTCGTATTTCCAGCAAACAAAAAGGAAAGAAGCGAGAAGGAAATACAACAATAATCGTGGCGATCATTGGGGGTATTTGTACCATAATCGGAACAATGCTCACGGTTGCACCACTAATTTGGCATTAGGAGGAATAATAAATGAACAAAATCAATTGGAAAGTAAGATTTCAAAATAAAGTGTGGGTAGTCGCATTAATTGCGGCTATTTTCTTTGTAGTTCAAGCAGTCTTGTGGGTGTTCAATATTGAATGGGACTACAACGACCTATTACAGCGCATCATTACCGTGGTTACGGGAGTGTTTGCTGTAGTAGGCTTAATTATTGATCCTACAACCGCAGGAAGCAAAGATAGTGACTTAGTGATGAAAAGAAAGGATGATAAATAATGACTATGTATTATGAAGAAAGAAGCAGAAATAACATTGCTAAACTTGCTGCAAACACGAGAGCAAAAGCGCTGGAATGGTTTAACTGGTGTTGTAAAAATGGGATTGAGGTTTTAGTATATGAGACTATTCGAACGAAAGAGCAACAGGCTGCAAATGTCGCTAATGGTAAATCTCAAACGATGCGCTCGTACCATATCGTTGGCCAAGCTTTTGATTTTGTAATGGCAAAAGGTAAAACTGTGGATTGGGGTGGCTATAAAACAGCTAAAGCGAAGAAAGTTATCGCAAAAGCAAAAGCACTTGGATTTTCATGGGGCGGTGATTGGAGCGGTTTCGTTGATTGTCCACATATGCAATATGAATATAAAGGTTATGGTACAGATAAATTCACAGCGGATAAACTGGTTGCTAACAATAAAACTGGTAAGCAAGGGGTTTATGCTCGAGATTTCTTAAACATTCGAACTAAAGCAACATGGGATAGTCCTGTGGCTTTTAAAGTACCAATTTACTACTATGCGCAAATCCTCTGGGATACAAAAAATGGGGATTGGGTACAAATTGAATTTCAAGGTAAAAAAGGGTGGTACAAACCATCATTTAAGGAGTATTGGTATGAGAAAGACCCATGCACCTCTTATATTTGTGTAGCGGATGTCAATTTCAGAAAAAGCTCGAAGTGGGATAGCCCCGTTGCACAGAAAAAGAAAAAAGGCGAAACAGTTCGCATGGTAAAAAAGGCTAAAAACGGTTGGTTAGAGTTTGGTTTGACAAATGGAGTTATCGGTTATATCCCAAACTCCGCAAAATATGTGAAGAAAAAATAGGAGGCAACAAGATGGCACAAAAAGATATATGCGTGTATGGTAGTTTGCCAATTTATAATGTGAAATCTGGTAAAAGTAGGAAAATTGTCGGTTATTTACCGCGCGGAGCAATCCTCAAATATGAGGGCGGGGGTTACGTGATATTCCGAAAAATAAAAGGTTATACATCTTTAACAGATAGACTTTGTCCTGTAAGTTCTAGCGGCTGGGTTGCTGCGGTTTCTAAAGTTTCGAAAAAGATTCCTTCGAAACCGAATGGTGCAGGAACAATAAAGATTTCACAGAATGAAATTATTAGAGTTTTGCCATCAAGTTCAAAAAATGGCTGGGTGCGCTGTGCGGTGGAAAATGATGGTTGGTTCTGGTCATTTTATATTAAGACTTCCGATTATATCAGAGTAGACAAAATGGCATACGATAATATTGCTAAATTTACAACTTTATAAACTCTATGACCTCTTAGTGATTATCTAGGAGGTCTTTTTGTTTTATAAAAAGATACTTTTGTGATACTTATAAAAATGTGAATTAGATTACTATGGAAGTAGTGATTTTAAGATAAAAACTAAAATATTTTTAACTGTTAATGAAACCCTCTGTTTCAAGGGGTGCAAAGAAGGGCGCAGAGGTATTAAATTTGGCTTTTTATTTATTTTTTGAGTTACAGGTTGTATCTTTTTATAAATCTTCCAAATGGGAAATACAAGGACATTGTACTGTTTGATCAAAATTGACGTTGAATTTTGATTTTGGAAAAAGGTTTACAAGTACGCTTAAAGTGTATTAGAATGATATAAGATGTAGTGACTACAAGTCACTTCAATTGGATGTTAATCCAAAAAGGAGGGTTTAAAATGAAGGACGTTACTTTATTTGCCCGTTATTTAATCCATAGCTATGAGAGCTATTCGAGATCTTTATTTGAGAACAGTGAAATGAAGTTACAAAAACTAATATATTTGGCTCAGCGCCAAAGTATAGCTTTAACTGGCGAAATTCTATTTCAAAATGACATTCAAGGGTGGAAGCATGGTCCTGTTGTACCAGAATTAAGATATTTCTTAGAAAATGGGTATACCCCTTATGAAGGCGAACCATTATCTGAAACAGAAAAGTATATTATAGACAATGTAGTAAACACATACGGAAAGTTTGAAGCATGGTCTTTAAGAGAGATGACACATAATGAATTGTCATGGAAAAATAGCAGAATAGGATTAAATGATGAAGATAGCGGTTGTGAAGTTTTAAAGCTAGAGGATATTGAAAAAGATGCTGAGAAAGTTAGAATTTTTGACCATCAATACGGCATGTATCTTGATGAATTTGAAGATTTTAACGAAGAGGTGCTTCGATGACAGATTCTTCAGATTTAATAGGTACTATTAGAACCTCAAAATTTCCATATTATGATGTTAGAGAAAAGAAAATGAAGTATAAGTCTAGACCGATTTTAGTAATCAATGCAGAAAAAGATTTAATTCCATGCGATTTGACGGTTTTACCAATATCGAGAGTAACTGAAGAGCGTCATATTCATGAGGAATATGATTTAAAAGTTCTCAAGTCTGACTATCCTCTTCTGAATTTGAAAGAAAATAAGTCATATATACGAACGCACAAAGTCAATACTGTTAATAGTAATGATGTTGCAAATAAAGAAATGTCATCTTTAAAAAATACGTACCCTGATTTATACAGTGTTAGTATTGCTAAAGTTAAGCAATTCATTGACGAAATTAACTAACCCACCACTCGGTGGGCTTTTTTTATGCAAAAAAAACACCCTGAAAGCTCTCATTCAGGGATATTGTCTAATGAAATTATTTCAGTTTTTCTCTGCTTTATTGCAATTTCTAGTTCTTCCAAATCCTCTAAAGTTGCTTTTTTCTTGATGAAAGATCGTGCAGCTGAACGGCTTTTTAAATAATTCGCATGTTCCTTGTTTTTTTCTTGCCAACTTTTATTTGCTTTCAACTGTGCATCAGAAGTTGTTTTATCTTTCATTTAAATCACTTCCTTTTTATAAGGTATACTAAGCAGACTAATGTCACGAGAATAGCTGCTATAGTTAAAACAGTATTTTGAAAGTAGCTAGCCAACCCATTTACAGCAATAACAATTAATATAATCCAGATATATTTATTCATAATTTATGAAAGGCATGTTATAATTTATTAGAGGGAGGGGAATTTCACCCCTCTGGTTTACTTGTCCTTGTTTTTATCTTTCTTGCGTAATGTTACGAGCGCTACTGCAAGAGTGATAATTTCGAGGACTGTTTTTATTTCCTCTAAAACATCCTTCACTATCTCAACTCCTTTCTATATTCATATTATAATACATGTATTATATAAAGTCAAACATTATTTTTAACTTTGTATCTTTTTGTTCTTGATTTTAAGAACGTTTGTTCGTATAATGTTAGCAAGAGGTGAAGTAAATGTATAACTTATTTGATGATATTTTAGAACATTCAATAGTATTAGCAGATGCGTTAAAAAGAAATTGGTCAATAGAAGTACTGTTTTTAAAGAATAATCATCATGTGCGATACAAGTATGTCGTGCCTGTCCACATTGATAACGAAAAACACATTGTGCAACTTGAACGCTTTGACGAACGAATAATTGACATTAATATAGAAGATATAATTAGTTGTGAGATTATGTCATGAGAAAATATAGCTTTAATGATTTTAAATATATATGTTATGTTGAAGGGAAGAAGAAAGCTGTAGAAAAAATCTTCTCTGGACTACTTGAAACAAAAAAGTTAAAAGCTTTTTATAGAAAAGTAGACAAGAAAGATATAGATTTAAAAACTATTTATCAAGAGTATTTATTTCAATGTAAAAACAAATAATATTTACAAACACATAAAACGTTTGTGGCAAAATTTGTGGCAAACACATTGTAAATTGCTATATATCAACGTATATTAATCCCTCTCAGGACGTTAAGTAGTAATGTTAAGAAATCTCTAAAACATTGAAAAGCCTTGATGTTAAAAGGTTTATGAATGTTTTAGAGATTTTTTTATATCGTATAATACCCGTTTTATTCAGTCGTTTTTGTGGCATTTGTGGCAAAATTTGTGGTGTTTTCGTCTGTTTTTAGTGTGAAAAAAGCATCTACTTTAGACTGATTATGTTGACGCAAATTAGAACTTAGATGACTATAGTATTTTAATGTTGTATTAATATCATCATGACCAAGCCTATCCGCGACATATATTATATCCATACCAGCTTCTACACATAAGCCGGTATGCGTATGTCGTAGCTTGTGTAATGTCACTGGTTCAGAATCAATTGTATTACATATCTTCTTTAAAGCTTTATTACATGACGCGTTGTCAATGGGCTTATTGTGATAAGTGATGAATAATAACATCAACGGATTCTTTATATCGTGTTCTTTTATATAAGCAGTATGCCATGTAAGATAAGACTGTAAATATTGAACTGTTGAGTTATCAATATAGATCACTCGTGATTTTTTTGTCTTCGTATCAATGAACGTGTTAGTATACTTGTAATCCCACGCTTTATTGACCGTTATAGAACGTTTAGTGAAATTAATATCCTTCTTTGTTAGTGCAATAATTTCTTCGAACCTCATGCCTGTCTGGACAGCTAGAAAGATAACTGCTCGTGATACAGAATGGAATTTTGCAAGTTCTTCTAATAATAAATGAACCTTGTCCGTTTCCATGAATTGCGCTTTTGTTTTCGCTACGTCCTGTCCGCTTATATGAGCGCCTGTGGCTGGGTTTTTCTTCATGTAGCCTAAATGGACAGCTTTATTAAAAATCGCTCTAATTTTGCGGTGCCGGGTGTCTACAGTGGATATTGCATAGTCTACAGATAAATGATTAATAAATTGTTGATACTGCACAGCATCAATCGAATTAAGTTTAATTTTTTCATTGAAATAATCAACGAACTGATTATAAGCAAGATCATATAAATTAATTGTAGATTGACTGCTTTTTCCATCTTTAAAAGTTTTCATGAATAGTGTATAAAAATCTTTGAAGTTCCATTCTTTTAACGAACTACTATCATGCTGAACTTGTTTTAATAATTTAGATGCTTTATACATTAAGTTTGTTTCACTGGTATCTGTCAAACGCTTTTCTTTCCATTCACCGTCGACTTTTATGCGCAAACGAACGGCGTATTTTCCGTTTGTTAATTTTTTTATCTTCATTAATACCACCACCTGTTTATTTTTGGAACATATGTTCTTTTGAAGGGTATAGCAAATTATGGTAAAATGAATTTGCATACTCTATGTGTGTAGTTAGAAACGCTTATCTCTGTGCGGGGAGGGCGTTTTTTTTGTTATTTAAGTGTTATTCTTGCATCATAATCTTTAAATGAATCTTCTTCGTAATTATCTGTTTCATAATTAGCAGACCAAGTTAATCGTATTTCTTTTATATCAGATACATCATTTAACGTTGGAAGTATATAGACAACAGCGCCGTTTTTATTTACTCCTTGCATTAGTTCGCCACCCAAATCATCACTATTAATCATAGAAGCATCAATTTGCTTCCCATCAGCAACTAGTACTCCTTGATCTGGATAAGTGTTAAAATCAATTTCACTGTTGTTATTAAGTTCATAATTTACAACAATTAACCCTTCGCCGTCTTCACCATCCTCTGCAAGTTTAGCGGAATCAACTTTAAATACAGAGACTGAACTTATTTTTGTTTGCAGACCTTTCCAATCATCGCTCCAAGATGTAGCATAGTCTTCGCTATCAATAATACCGCTATCGCTTTCTTCCTCTTCGGCTGGCGCTTCCTCAGTCAAACCCTCGGATTCATTTGCAGTAGAAGTACTTTCTTCTTTACTTTCTTCTTTAGCGTTATTAGATGAATTTCCACATGCTGTTAGACCAAAACTAAATACAGTTAATAAACCTACTAACAATAATAATTTTTTCATCCCAATTCTCCCTTTATTATTTTTTTATATAAACACAATAGTGTAAATACCTAACAAGCAATAATTTGAATGCTACTTTTAAAAATAATTACATAGCCATTGCATTCAACTGTATTTCCGTATTTATTTTTATAATATTCGATAGAATGTTTTAAAAAATCTTCTGTCACTTCTAAAAAATCTGCAACTTCATAGTATTCTGTGTAACCTTCATAATAAGAATCAATTATTTTTCGCAAAGGTACTAGTGATTCATAACCCCAATTCCTGGCAAGTTTTTCTTGTTTTCTATCATTAACTGTTTCCTGTTTAATAATATTGCCAACAGTCAAATGATGATGACCAAGTTCCTCTGCCAATGTACAACGCATTTCAACATCACTCTGATTCGGATTTACAAAAATATGTTTATTGTAATACAGCCCCTTGTGAGAATTTTCCATTTTTGTATCTTCTATGATGGTTAATTCAGGATATTGCTCTCTGTATTTATCTAACCACATACTTTCAACTCATTTCCTATTTGTATTTTTGTTGAATGAAATCAATATATTCAAGAATTTTTTTCATGTCTTCTTCGGTTGCCGCGGGATCAATGTGCGCCGCCAAAGTTGCTGCTTCCGGCGGGATGTCATCTAGGAAAGGATATTCAGTACGACCAAGTAAATAATCAGTTGACACATTGAAGTAGTCAGCGACTTTCTGAAGTTTATCCGATGAAGGATTGTTTTGCTTCCATGAATATATAGAATTTTTACCAAATCCAACATCAGATTCTAATTTCGAAACAGGAATGCCACGTTTTTTACATAATTCTTTTACTCTATCAAATACTGTCATTGCAACCACCTAGATAAGCATATGAAAAATAATTAAAGAATTTTGTAGAAAATCATTGACTTCTATTGAAATCTTTAATATAATTTGTTCATAAGCTAATTATTTAGCTAAACAAGACAACAAACAACCCCATAAAATACTCGTTCCCCAACGATTAATGGCTTTTGATTAGGCTTGTTTAACTATGTTTACATTCTACAATAATCTTTAATACTTGTCAACATTATGCTAAATAATTAGCAAATTAGATAGAAAGGAGCAAAACCATGTCAGTAGAACATCAGCGTTTTGCGGTTGCGGTTTACGCAAAATTAAAAGCAATTAATATGAAACAATCTGATTTAGCGAAGACATTGAATATTAGCAATCCGTATTTGTCAGATATTATAAACGGCAAGCGCGAAGCGTCGAAAGTTAGAAAAAACATCATTGAAATTTTAGAATTGGAAATTCACGAAAGGAGCGAATGAAATGGGTCGTCCTGTAAAGAACAAACATAGAGCTATAAATTTCTTGTATGGTGTTTGGACATTAGAAGAATTCGCACAAGCTAGTCCAAGAACTTACGGTTGGTGGTTAGATAACATAAAAGACTTTCCAGAGCTTGCAGAATTTAGCAATTGGGCTACGAAAAATCAACGTGAAGCGTGGGCATTTGATGCAGTAAAAGCGAATGATTGGCTGATTAAAAAATTTGTATATAAGGAGGTCTGAAAATGATTGATGAAGTCGAAGTATTACTTGCCGAAATACGAAAATACGACCCAAATTACGTTCCGAAATCGGTTGGAAAATATTTGCTAGTTGAACTTCAATCAAGGCATTTAGATCATCAAATTAAATATAAGAAAAGACCTAAGTACAAGCATAGATTCGCGAATTCGATTGAGCGGCATTGGTAAAAGAAAAACCCACAGCTATAAATAGTAAGTTAGAGCTTACTAAAACTGTGAGTTACGAAATAATATTTAAATTAATTATATCACAGTTGTGGAGATAAGAGAATGAAGAAATTCATAAGTGAGCATGAAAATAAAATATTACTTTTTCTGTTTTGTTTCCAAATCGGAGCATTACTGTCAGTCACATATATTGTAGCGGAGTGGATTAAAATATTCTTGAAATGAGGTTTTTGAATGAAGTTATTACGATTTTTTGGGCTAATAAGTATTGATGAAAACGGAAATGAATATATTGAAAAATCAGATAGATACACATTGGTTTGTTTAGCTTTGACTGTATTAATCGCACTTGTTGTAGGAATCGGTGGATTGATACTAAATGGCTGAATTAATAATGATTGTTGCTTTGATACTTCTATTAATGCTGCTTGCAAGGAGTGATAGAGAATGAATGTAGAAAATCCGCTGGTAGTAGACGATTTGTGGGACGATGGATTTCGACACTGAGGAATGAGGCGAAGACATGACACTAACAACAGAAACAATTAATAATTTAATCGGAATAAAAGAATCATATCAAGCATCTGATGCGCTAATGAAAATTTTGTTTGATAGAGAAAAACGAGAAGAGATATTTAAACAGTTTTTACAACATGATACGCATTTAGAAAAAGATTGGTTTCACGTCTATTTTGAAGAAGAGCATGCGAATAAAAAGAAATATGCACAAGATTTTACACCAACTGAATTAAGTAGTGTTGCATCGCAATTAGTAAGAGGATTAACAGACAGTCAGGGAGGAACAAGACTAGATGTTGCCGCTGGTACGGGTAGTTTAACGATTTGCAAATGGTACGAAGATTGCCTAAAATATTCGCCGTTTGATTATCTACCATCTATGTATTTGTATCAATGTGAAGAATTATCGGATCGTGCGTTACCTTTCCTTCTTTTCAATTTATTAATTAGAGGAATGAACGCAACAGTTATTCACGGGGATGCGCTAACAAGAGAAGCGAAACAAGTGTATTTCATTCAAAACGATAAAGACGATTTATTAAATTTTAGTTCTTTCAACATCATGCCACACAGTGAAACCGTAGAGAAGGAATTTAATATTCATAAATGGCTAGAACCAGTTATCGAACATATAGAAAGCCCTCTTTCAGTAGCTGATAGATATTTAAATGAGTTAGAAATAGAGGACGAAGAAGCATCACAATTGAAACTTTTTTAGGAGGGAGAACATGACTAAGAAGCAAAAAGAAATACTATTTTGTGACTATTTTGAAGAGTGGGTCGAAGTGTATAAAGTTGGAGCAATTGCAAAAATAACACTAGCTAAATATTATAATGCAGCAAAACAACTTCGAGATATATGCCCAAAACTTTTTATCTCAGATTTTGACAGACGAGAATATCAACGAATTATTAATGTTTATGCTGAAACACATGAGAAACAGACAGTTAAAGATTTTCATCATCACGTGAAAGCGTGCATTAAAGATTTGTTTCACGATGGATTAATAGATAAAGACCCAACATACCGAGTTGTTATCAAAGGTGCAGAACCGACAAGAGCGAAAAAACGCAAATTTTTACAGAAAGATGAGTTATCGAAGTTATTACAATCACTCGATACGAGCCAAATTGGCTTCGGATGGTTCGTATTGCTAGTAGCTAAGACCGGGATGCGCTATGCCGAAGCTTTAGCCATTACTCCTGCTGATTTTAACTGGACAGCACAGACTATATCTATCAACAAAACATGGGATTACAAATATAACAAGGGATTTGCTAAAACGAAAACATTGTCGTCAGTAAGGACCATTAAAATTGATTGGCAGATTGTCGGGCAGTTCAAACAACTGATAAAAGATTTACCAGAAAATGAACCCATTTTCGTTGAAAAATTTGGAGACGGCACTTACAAACGTCAATTTAATTCAACCATCAACAATTTTTTAGCTGCTAAATGCAAAGAAACAGGCATTACACAGATTAGCTTTCACGCATTACGGCATACGCATGCAAGCGTATTGCTGGCAGAAGGTGTTTCGATTCATACGATTTCAGCACGATTAGGACATGCTGACGTAGGTGTCACACAAGAAACCTATGCGCATGTGTTAGACGAATTACAAAAGAAAGATGATCAAAAAATGTTATCTGTTTTGATGCAGATTGCTTAGTGAGGTGATTAGATGCGAAAAAATTGGACGGATGAGGAAATCAGAGTTTTACAGAATAATTACGAATACGTAGACACTGAAATAATAGCTAATTTTTTAAATCGCTCTTATCATTCAATAAAAAACAAAGCGGCGCGACTTGGAATCAGTAAAAACTCGGAGTGGACAGAAGATGAGGATATTTATTTAGAGTATTTTGTTTATGAAAACGACGACAATATTAGCAAAGCTGCCGAATTTTTAGGACGTACAAAAGATGCAGTTATAAACAGACTAGTGAAGTTAAGAAAAAGAGATTCTTCAGTTTCTTTTATTAGGCGTCCGTGGACCAAAAAAGAAGATGAGATACTAAAAAATAATTATATTATTATGTCGAATGACCAATTAGCTGAACGATTAAGAAGAACAAAAGCCTCTGTAACAGGAAGAAAGGTACAGTTAGGACTGACAAACAAACACATGTCTAAAGAAGATGACAAAATCATTCGGCATCTTGGAAATCAAGGTTACACAATCAAAGAGATTTCAGCAGAAATGAATTTGCCTTATTGTTTAATTAAAAACTATATAAGAAATCACAGAATCAATTATAGAAGGGAATCAAAAAACGAGATGAACGGTTGGCGAAAAGAAGCAGATGCGACATATTCGCATTATATTAACTCTAAAAAAATCAAGGAGGAACAAGCATGAGATTTAAAAAAGGCGATAAAGTAGAGTTTATTTACAAAAATAAGAAAAGCGCAGGAGAAATAAATGGAGTTTATCCTGGAACACAAGAGGTGTCTATTAAGCAAAGCGATTCTCCGGTAGATTTGTTATTTTCAGATAAAGCTGTAGTAAAAGTTGAAGAACAAGAACGTATAGTAGTTCCGCAATTTGTAGCTGATTGGATAAGTCGTCGTAGACAAGAAGGATACAATTTGATCTGGTCGATAAGCTATGAAAATAATGATATGCCTGATGAAATGTATGAATGGTTAACTTCAACAGCTGATAATCAAGAACTACTCGCCCGCGCGTGGATGGACGGCTACGAAGTCGAGAAAGAACCGCTTTATTATGTACAACTTATTGACCACGCAACTGGTTATCTAAATGTTCATTATGATAATCAGAAACTTGTAGGTAGTAATGATGAAGCAAGTGAGTATAAAACACAATTCACAGAATCAGAGATTAAAGCAATGAATAAAGGTGAAGCATACTGGTTACTTAAGGAACCTGTTGAGGAAGTGGAGGGTGAAGCATGATGACAGTAGCCGAGTTAATAGAGAAACTAAAAGAGCTTCCAGCTAATGCAGAGATTTTGCTAACCATCGGATGGAATCACTCGGAAATAGAAGAAGTAGGCTGTATCGAAAATGAACGTAACGTTTATATAAGCGGCTGGTGAAGCGGAGGGTGAAGCATGAGAGAGATTGAGATTTACGGCAACATACACGAAAATCCGGATTTGTTGGAGGTGGCGGAATGAAACGAGTAAATGAACGACAAAAAGAAGAAATGAAAAAATTGGCAGATTTAATTATCGAAAACCCTGATTTACCAGTTGTTACGATGACGGATAACTTTGATGATAAGGGGACTAGCGTTTGGACAGCAGGCTGTTGCTGCGAAGTAAGTATTGATTACATTTATAGTCCTAAACAACGTGATTTACTTTCAGGTCCTAGAGATGATAGACCATATGTTAAAAGTTTTGATTATTATGAAGCAATAGAAGAAATGAGTGAAAGAATACATCCTCATGACGACACGAGTAGACCAGAGGAAATTTGGAATAGTCTTGATTGGATAAAAGTCATTTTAGTGTATTCGGGTCAATTAGAAAAAGTAGATGATGTCTATAAAGAACGTTGGGTGGCGGAATGAACGATAAAAAAGTAAGATTCTACGTTTCTACTGGTATGCACGGATCACTTGAAACAGAAACATTTCTTTTGAAAACGGACTTGAATATTGAGTTCGATATATTAACACTTGAACAATTAGAAAAAGAGATTACAGAGGCTTATGACGACTGGTTAGTAAATAATATTGACTCTGGTTGGTCTATCGAGAAAGAGGTGGCGGAATAAATGGGAGTGAGTATTGATTTATACAGTTATGATTATGAAGCGCTTGTGGAAGGCATTCAAAGCTATACAAAAGCGGAAAATACGGAAGTTATAAGAAAAATACTTCTAATAGGCGGAAATGTCGTAGGTGATAAATATATCATTTTAAACAATGAACTCTGGGAAGATAACAGTTCATATTACAACGTTCCGAACGCTTTAGAGCGTTTGTATAAAGTTGATGATGTCTTTGGAAAAATCTTCTGTACTTTTGATGATAGGTTCGGTAGAGAGACGCTAATTAATGGTTGTGATACCCCAGAAGAAATATTAGAAGAGGTGATGGAATGACGACATTTAAACCGAGAAACATCCTAAGTTGGCGCAGTGGATTGCCTTACGATAATACGAGATTTTCAATAGGTAGACCTCCAGCAGGCGGACAACATAGTGATGAATGGTATAACGGAGAAATGAATGTAAATGTAATCAGCATTGAATATATACTGCCTAATCCAATCACGGAAAGCACAGGAAACTATATTATCAAGTTGGAAGATGATAGGAGAATTGTTATCTCCGAAGAAATTCCGTCTTTTATTGAGGAGGTGGCGGAATAATGAACATACAAGTAGGAAGCAAAGTAAAAACAACATACAAAACAAAGTTTGTTAAAAAAGGTGAGTACGGAACAGTTAAAGAAATATATGATGTTGTTAATATCCCGGTTACAGCATTAGTAGATTTCAGGCATTCAACAGTTTGTTTCTTCATTAGAGATTTGGAGGTGGCAGAATGAATCAAGCAGAACTAGATGTCGTTATAGAAAAGCATGAGAAATGGTTACGTGATGGATATGGAGAACGTGCAAATTTAAGAGGTGCAAATTTAAGACGTGCAGATTTAAATGGTGCAGATTTAAATGGTGCAGATTTAAATGGTGCAGATTTAAATGGTGCAGATTTAAATGGTGCAAATTTAAGAGGTGCAAATTTAAGTTATGCAGATTTAAATGGTGCAAATTTAAGAGGTGCAAATTTAAGTTATGCAGATTTAAATGGTGCAGATTTAAATTGGATTAATTGGCAGGATGTTGTCGGTCTAACTGTAATAGCTGTACAAATTAATACTACGAGAAAAAACAATCAAATAGCGTATATCAAAGAGCTGGAAATCTGGACGACTGGATGTTTTCAAGGAACTTTAGAAGAATTGAAAGATTCTATTGAGCAGACTCACGATAACAACGACTTTTTAAAACGTAGATACTATCGCGCGATTAATTATATTTTGACGGAAGCGGATTTTGAAGAGGATTTGGAGGAGGAAAAATAATGGAAGAAAAAAGAATGGTAGAAATCAACGGAATTAAGATGGAAATAGACATGAGAACAGCTGTACGGGTGGATGAATTTAAAGTAGGAGACAACATCAAAGTGTTAGACAAGAACTACTCTAATCAAAAACTTTATGACGGAGTAATTGTAGAATTTTTAAACTTCAAAGATTTACCTACAATTCAAATTGCTTATTTTGAACGAGATTGGTCGGGGTCTGAAATTAAATTTCTAAACATTAATTCAGAAAGTGATTCTTATGAAATTCTACCAGCTTCAGCACACGAGTTTGAGTTAGAAAAAAGCGCAGTGGTAGAAAAAATGAAACTGGAAATTGAGTCTAAAAAAGAAGAAGCGGCAATACTGCAAAGTAAATTGAACTGGTTCGAAAAATTTTATGGAAAGTATTTCGCGAAAGGTGAGCTGGAGTGAAAAATTATCACGTCATCTTTTCAGAGGAACTATATTTTGTAAAATATCCACTTCTCAATTTCACTAAATATGGGGTAACTTTCGAGGAGTTGAAAATATCTACTATCAAACGTCTAGGTAATGTTTTTCCCACATATAGAGTAGACAAACGTCATTATGAGCTTAAACAAATTATTAAAGGTTCGAAATCAATAGACGAAATGACATATAGAATTAATAATTAAACAGATTTTCATATTGTTGTAGAGGAGGATTAATAGTAATGACAAAACAAATCATCATCAACGAAGCAAACAGTTTACTTCACAGAAAAAGCAAAGAACTAAGTAAATCAATCATCAAAACGCCTAAAGATCTCGAACGTTTCGCGATTGGGCTGGATAAATTATCGCAAGATATGTGGGATTATAAAAATGAAGTGGAGGGATTAAAATGAGTATTCAACCGGGCGATAAAGTAGAAGTGCAGGATAGGGCAGGGGTAGCTGAATTATGTGTAGACGGAGAGCAGTTTCATGTTCTGATTAACAACAATGGTCTGCTTACTGTTGAAGATGAAGACGGATTTTCATCCTTTAACATACCAGCAACTCAAGTCAAGAAAATGAAAGAAAATAGGAATAGTCAATTAGTAAATGAGCTATATGAACAATCAGACTCAGTAAGTTTTAGTATATATAATGCAGATACAGATAAAGCTAAGATGTTTGTATCTAATGTAAATAAGCCACAATTTGACGAAAGAAACAATGTGAAGTGGTATTCTGCATCAAAAGGCAAAATAACAGCAACAGCATTTTTGAAAGGAGATGATTAATATGACAACACTTTATTCCATTCAAGAAAAGTATCAACAGTTATTAAATTTAGCTGAGCAATTAGATCCGGAGGCATTAAAAGATACCCTTGAAAGCATTGAAGATGAATTAGAAACAAAAGCAGAAAATGTTGCGTTTGTTATTAAAGAATTAGAAGGGCAATCACTTATTTTAGATGTAGAAATTAAACGTTTATCAGAACGAAAAAACACGATTAACAATAATGTGAAGCGACTGAAACAATCACTACATGATGCTATGCTAGTTGCTAATAAGCAAAAAATAAAAACGAATCTATTTACATTAGATATTCGGAAAAACCCTCACAGTGTGTTTGTAGAAGATGAGAGTAAGTTAATTAATTATTTAGTTGAGCAACCTAAAAATCTGGATAAAACTAAGTTAAAAGATGACTTAAAAAAAGGCATTGATGTACCGGGAGCTGTTTTGGTTCAAACAGAAAGACTACAAATAAAATAAGGAGGGATTTCATTGTTAGAAATAAAAAGTGCATCAACTTTGCAAGATGTAAATAAACTTAGACTTATATATTCAGCTCCAGGAATCGGAAAAACAAGTACGATTAAATTTTTAAGTGGCAAAACATTAGTAGTTGATATTGATAGAACAACTGGTGTTCTGAAAGGTAATGAAAATATTGATATAGTCACTGCCGATACCATGACGCCCTTTACCACTTTTCCACAGTTGTTAAAGGAAATCAATGACAATTATTTGAAGGAATACGACAATATTGTGATTGATAATATTTCGGAATTGGAACGATCCATATTGGCTCAACTAGGAAAAGAAGGGAAAAACAACCGCGTGCCTTCAATGGCAAATTATCAGCAAATGCAATTTATGATGATTGATGCTATCAGATATTTAAAGTCATTTGGTAAAAATATTTTGATAACAGCGTGGGAAACTTCGGATCAGTGGCAAACTCCGGAGGGTCAGATCTACAACCGGTCATACCCACAGATTTCCAATAAAATTCTTACCAATGCAATGGGGCTATGTGATGTAGTAGCTAGGTTGGTTTATGATTCGGAGGAAGACAAACGAGGCTTTATTCTTCAACCAACGAATGCTGTTTTTGCTAAAAATCAAATTGATAGTCGAAAGGGCTGCAAGCAAGAAGACCTATTCAAAATCGGTGATGTTGATGCTGAAGCTTAGAGATTATCAAATCGATACAATCAACGAAGTAAGGGAGGCTTTTATTAGAGGGTGTAAACGTCCGTTAGTTGTTTCGCCCTGTGGTTAGGTTCAGGCAAATCGGTTATTTTAGCAGAGATTATTAGGCGAACCACAGAAAATAAAAATCATGCTTTATTCCTGGTACACAGGAAAGAATTGATTGATCAGATTCAAAATACACTTGAAGTGAGTGGGGTCGATATGAAACACGTCACTTTAGGAATGGTTCAGACCATTGTTAGACGGTTAGATCACACACCTCAACCAGAATTAATAGTCATTGATGAAAGCCATCACATCTTAGCGAACAGCTACAAAAAAATCATTGAATACTTTCATGAGGCACGAGTTATCGGATTTACGGCAACACCTGTCCGAATTAATGGCGGGGGATTAGGCGATATCAACGATACGTTGATTGAGAAAGTCAATGCCAAATGGTTGATTGAAAATAGCTTCTTATCACCTTATAAGTATTTTGCACCGGAAGTTATTCAAACAAGTAACTTAGACATCAAACGAACCGGGGAATATGACATCACACAATTAGACGATCAGTTCAATCAACGAAAAGTATGGGGAGACGTGATCAAGCATTATCAAAAATTAGCCGACGGACAGCAAGCTATTCTTTACGCTTCTTCTCTCTATCAAAGCCAAAAAATGGCAGCTAGTTTTGAACAAGTGGGTATCACTGCAGCACATATTGATGGCAAAACACCAAAGGCGGAACGCGATCACATTATCCAACAGTTTCGAAATGGCGAGATTAAAGTGCTATGTAACTTAGATTTGATTGGCGAAGGATTCGATGTGCCAGACTGTTCTACTGTGATTATGTTACGCCCGACACAGTCACTATCACTGTATATCCAGCAATCAATGAGAGGGATGCGATACCGAACTGGCAAAACAGCTATCATTATTGACCATGTTGGAAATGTCAATCGTTTTGGTTTGCCGGACATGGAACGAAAATGGTCCTTAGAAGCGAAAAAAGGGAGTAACAGCAACAAAGCAGAAGCACCTGTAAAAATTTGCCCTGACTGTTTTATGACAGTTTTGTCTAGCAGCAAACAATGCTCACATTGTGGTCATGAATTCAAAGTAGAAGTAAAACCAATACAAGTTGACGAGGCAGCAGAGCTACAAGAAGTAACAGAAGCAGTTTTTAAAGTAAATTATAGTAGTCCAAGCGAATGTACGAACATGAAAGAATTATATGAATATGCAAAAGAACACAATTATAAAAGAGGATGGGCATTCCATCAAGGAAAAGCAAGAGGATTTATCAAATAAAAACGAAAGAAGGAATTTAAAAATGTTTAAAGTAGATCATAATGATGTTTTCACAAATGGAGTAGAAAATGGTACGTATGAGGTGGTTTTATACAACGCAAATGAAGATGCGACAAAAAATGGAGCGGAGTTCATTAATATTGATTTAATTATCCGTAATGATGTAAATCAAAAATTCCAGAATGCGCATATTTTTCACCGAGTATGGAAAGCAAAAGCAACAAATGAATATAGTCGAACGGCATTAAATACAATCGCTAAAGCAATCCAATTACCTAACGGCAAAGATTATAATACATTGGATGAATTATTAAAAGACCTGTTAACTAAGACATGCCAAGTTACTGTGAAAAATGAAGAGTCTGAGTATAATGGTCAAATTTATAAAAATTTAAATGTGAAAGCGTGGGCTGAAAGTAAAATTACTGGACCATTACAACATGTATTTAAAAAGAAAGATGCTGAACCTATGCCAGAAATAAACGAGAGTAATCTACCGTTCTAAGCAATGAGAGGAGCGCACAAACGTGTATGAACAAATTCCGGACGAATTAAAAAAATTAAAACAATGGTGCGCTTTTCAACTTGTTTGGGATGAAGAGCGTGGCAAAAATAAAAAGATTCCAATGAACGCAAATGATGGTTCCTATGGAAATAGTGTGGATGAGCGAACTTGGGCAGACTTTGAAACTGCCCTTACTTCTCTCAACAAATATCAATTTGATGGATTAGGATTTTATTTTAAAGCACCGTATTTTGGCGTTGATATAGATGATATTCAAGACGACATTCAAGATTATTTATACGGAAACACAGAAAACCTAGCTGCTGAATTTATTCAAACACTCTCAAGCTATACCGAGTACAGTGTGAGCGGAACAGGAATTCATATTATCGCAAAAGGAAACTTCCCAGAAGGTGGACGTCGTAAAGGAAATATCGAAATGTACCCAGATGGTCGTTTTTTTGTTATGACAGGTCAAGTAATTGATAACTACAGACAAGTCAATGAAGCGACATCTGCAATACAATATTTGCATACGAAATACATTGGGACTAATGAAGTAAGACAAATAAATAATTTACAATCTACAGTTGATTTGCCTGTAAGTGATATTATTCAACGTGCTGAACGAAGTAAACAAGGCGCACAATTTAAAACACTTTACGACGGATTATGGGATGGATTATATCCCTCACAATCCGAAGCAGACTTAGCTTTTGCAAATATGCTGGCATTTTGGACAGGATGTAATGCAGAAAAAATGGACGAAATTTTCCGTTCAAGTGGTTTGTATCGAACAAAATGGGACCAAAAACGCGGTGCGCAACTTTACGGTGAAATGGTTATTAATAAAGCTATAACTAATACCTCTGAAATTTACCAACCTGGCAGTGAACTAGAAGGATATTCTATTTCTATCAAAAATCAGAATAATACAGCACGTAAAGTATATGGGCTGGATGATACTGGTAATGCAGAACGTTTTCGTGATAAATTTCATGATATTGTCCGTTTTTCATACATTAACAAAGGGTTTTATTACTACGATTCAAAAGTGTGGAAATACGATAATATAGGGGCTGTAAAAACACTTGTCGATGATGTAATTAAAGATATGAAAAGCGAATTTGCTTACATGGATAATGAATCAGATGCAGAAAAAGCGTTCATGAAGCACTTAAAAGCAACTAGAAGCAATAAAGGAAAAACGAACATGTTGAAAGAAGCGCAACATTTAATGCCAGTTTTGCCCGAAGAATTCGATCGCTACAAATATTTTTTGAACACACAAAATGGATATATCAATTTGCAAAATGGTGAGCTTATCAATCATGATAGGCAAAAAATGTTTACAAAAATCAGCAACATCGAATATACAGATAAAATTGACGCACCGCTTTGGCAAGCGTTTTTAAATGATATTTTTGCAGGCGATAAAGAGTTAATCAATTATATGCAAAAAGCAGTCGGTTATTCTCTCTCTGGATCTACATCGGAGCAAGTAATGTTTATCCTTTTCGGAAATGGACGTAATGGGAAGTCTGTTTTTCTCGACATTATCAATGACATTTTCGGTTCTTATGCAACCAATATACAGCCGCAAACAATCATGGTCAAACAGCAATCCAGTAATGCAAATAGTGATATTGCCCGATTACATGGAGCCAGGTTTGTTACAACCACTGAACCAAACGAGGGTGTGCGTTTAGACGAAGGACTAGTTAAACAGCTCACAGGTGGCGACAAGGTCACTGCACGTCATCTATATAAAGATGAATTTGAATTCACGCCAGAATTCAAAATCTGGATGGCAACTAACCACAAACCAATTATTCGAGGGAGAGATGATGGGATTTGGCGTCGATTGCATTTAGTACCTTTCACAGTAAAAATTCCTGACGAAAAAGTAGATAAACAGCTAAAATATAAACTCCGCAGTGAATTAACTGGGATATTGAACTGGGCTGTAGAAGGCTTCCTTAAATGGCAAAGGGAAGGCTTGGGAATGCCGAAAGCAGTTGAAAATGCTAGCTCTGAATATAAATCAGAAATGGATGTTATTACCGCATTTATCGAGGATTGTTGTGATGTGAGAGAAGGCGAAAAGGTAAATGCCAAAAAAATGTATGAAACATATCATGAGTGGGCGAAAGAAAACGGTCAATATTTAATGAGTAGTACGAAATTTGGGAAAGAAATTGGAATGAAGTTTACTAAGAAAAAAACTAAAACCGCAAATGTATACGAGGGCATTACTTTAAATGACGATTATTATAATTTGAACTTAAATTTTTAAAAAAGGTGGAGGGTTTGTTTCAACTATCCACCCTCCTTTAGCCTTAGAGGCGCAATGGTTTTGGCTACTTAATTTCTTAGGAGGTGGATAGTTTGGGTGTTTTTCCATAAACCTTCTACTTTTTTCCTCCTAGTAATACTTTTCCTATTTTACTACCAACTATCCACCTTTTAAAAAAGAAGTAGTTATAAAGGTAGTGATACCAATGGATTTCAGAGGTGGAGGGTTTGTTTCAACTATCCACCAACTATCCACCTTTTTCATCAATTTGACCAAAGGAGTGATCAAATGACAGCAGAAATGGATATACAGAATTCTATACGTTTAGAACTTTCCCGTCATGGGCATTATGTTTTCAGAGCCAACGTGGGCAAAGTTAGAATGCCAAACGGACGAATATTTGATACAGGATTACCGAAAGGCTTTCCAGATTTATTCGGATTTCGCGGAACAGATGGAAAAATGTTTTTTATTGAAGTGAAAAATGAGATAGGGAAATTACGACAAGAACAGAAAAACTTTCAACAAGCGATGGAAATAACACCAGCTATTTGTGGAGTTGCTAGGAGTGCGGAGGAAGCGTTGAAAATAGTGGAGGGATAACAATGTTTACCTATTTTCGAAAATTTATAAACAAATGGAAATTTAATCAAGGGATATACATTGAACCTACGAGTTTCTATGTGATAATTCCGCTAAACAAGGAGGATAAACAAATGAAAATATATCACACAGAAACACAAGAAGATTACGATGAATTGCTGAAAAAGCTGGAAAAAGAAGGGTGTCGCTGGTGGTCCTATAGAGTTATTACGCCAGATGACTCACGACTTTGGAGATATTATAAGCAAAATACTGTTGTATATGTAAAGGAAAAAGGAGTGAGCTATGGGGACACTAATTATGCTAAAGATGAGTACCCCAACATACCAATTGAAAAATACAAAGTGAAACAAGACGAAGTTGCAAAGTGGTTCGGTGGCGCTACAAATGCCATGAAAGCATTTTCATCCAATGGAGTATCTATGAAAAACGAAAATAACGACAAAGTAAATAATCCTGCACATTACACAGCAGGCGGTATTGAAACGCTTGACTACATTAAAGCTAAAGTAAATGATTATCCTAGTTATGCCGCCGGAAATATACTTAAATACGTTTCCCGCTATGAACATAAAAACGGCATTGAAGATTTAAAAAAAGCGCAGTTTTATTTGAATGATTTGATTGAATGGATGGAGTGATACAATGTCAAAACGATTAACTAAAGCGCAATTTCAATATATAGAAGATGAGCTTAGACATTACTACGATACCAAAAAAGAGTTAGAGCAGTTAAGGTTAAATGTTATTACAGGTTCGATATATCAAGAATACTCAGATGAAAACATCGGTGGTAGTTCTTCAGGAAATATTAGTAATCAAGTAGAACAAAGAGTTACATTGTTAGATATGGATATTCAAATACAACGTATGAATAAGGTTGTCAGGGTCATTGATAAAGTGATTGCAAACTTAAACGAGAATGACAGGATGGTTATTAAGCTTCGTTACTGGTCACGTGAAAGATACACATGGGAACATATTGGAATGAAGTCTCATATGGGCAGAGCGACAGCGATAAGACATCGAGACGTTGTAATAAAAGAAATTGGTAGGTTTCTTGGATTTTAATTGTGAGACGAAAGTGAGACTTTCGGGGTCGCTTTTCGTGATATTATTGTAGAGTAGAGAAGTGAAGATGATTACAAATAAAATAATATATTAAGTCTGCACTTCACTTCTCATCTATAATCACATGATGATATAGCAGGAGGTTGCTATATTGCCCGGCAGAGGCTTTGTATCTGGCCACTAGTCCCAACAGGTGACGACACTCCTGTTCAATCTCCGTCTGCAACCACATAGCGGACGTTAAACACACGTGTGGGAAGACATAAGCAAAAGTGTCTATAAATAATTATAAGCGCATACTCGTGGTGGAATAGGTAGACGCTAATCAGATATAAGAGAGCTATTCGGGGCTGATAAGTAGTTACGATTGAGCGAATAGAGGTGGAAAGTAGGTCGTATGCAGTACACCTACCCATAGCAGTAAAACGAGGCGTTCGTGCCACGCCTATCTTATATTATGCAAGGTGCAAATCCTTGCCGAGTATATATTAAACCACACACACCTCTTGACAATGTGGAACGGGTCCTGTATCTAGTGACGGAAATTCATTCCGGATTCGACTGGATGAAATACAAAGTATTGACGAATACTACCGTAGAAGTATTCAGGTCTCATAACTACGGATACATAGAACAATGAAGTCCAGCACATTGCGTGTTGGGCTTTTATATAGGGGTGGATTAATGCTAACACAAGCAGAACGTCATACATTCTATAAGTCAAAGGCATGGGCAAGCATACGTAAAGAAGTATTAAAGCGTGATAACTATGAGTGTCAAGAGTGCAAGAGGCAAGGCAAGGTGTTTACTGATTATCATGACCCGGACAAGCATAAAAGACTCGATGTGGACCATATTAAGGATTTAGAACATCATCCTGAACTTGCGCTTGATATAGACAATCTCACTACTCTATGTGTAAAGTGTCATAACAAAAAACATAATCGCTTTCAATTTAGAAGGAAAATAAATAAATGGGTGAATGATGAACGATGGTGACACCCCCGGGTCAAAGGTTTGCACTTTAATTTGGCTCTGGGGAA